TCATCATCACGTATAGCATTTTTAACATCTTCCAAAATCATAGTACCATCTTCTAGGTTTTGAACAGTATGGATAGAAACGCCACCGAATTGTGCAGCACCTCCTTGCTCAAATAGAAATATATGACTATTATTTCCAACAATTATTTCAGAACCTCGTTTGTTGCACCAAGACAAGATTGCAGTTAAATTGCTCATTGTACCGGATGGAAAAAATAATGCACATTCTTTTCCGAAATAGTCTGCAATTGTTGTTTGTAATTGTTGCACACTTGGATCTTCTTCAAACACATCATCGCCTACATTTGCAGAGAACATAGTTGTTTGCATTTCGCTTGTAGGTTTTGTAACAGTATCACTTCACAAATCAATATTATGTTGTTGAATAAATAATAAAAAAATACAATTATATTTATATTTTTAAACAAAGAAAATATATTTAAAATGTTTGGAACACCTTTAGAATTATCAAAATTATGTTGTAATGTTATTGTGAAAAAATTTTATCATGAGAATGAACATATATTCCGATCCAATATAAATGAATTGAATTTGCCTCAAGATATAATTGATTTAATAATCGAACGTTATTTACTAATAAGACATATGATGGCATTTTCTAACATAGATTATTACATTTAATAAACAGCGTTTCGTGCCAATAAATCAGCATTTTCATTACCCACAGAATGTATGTCTTTTTTATTTGTATGTGCTTTTATATGTAGAAATTGCAAATTACTATATTGACTACATGATTCATATAAAGTTTTTACCAAATCTTTATTTGGAATGTCTTTTTCCCAAAATAATAAATGTTGTGTGTTTCCGTAAGAAGTTGCACATTTAATAGCATACTCCGAGTCACTTACAAAGGTAATTGTTTTTCCTTGTTTTAAATGTTCTTGTACAATGGAAAATGCACATATCATGGCCTCTAATTCAGCAACATTATTACTATGTTTTCCTTCCAATTTTTTTGAAACGTTTCTTGGATCATTTTCTCCAAAATAAATTCCCATTCCGGATTTTGCACCTTCACAACCATTTTTTGAACAGGCTCCATCCATATAAACAAAGTAATCAGGATCCATTGATTGTACATTTTCATTACATTGGTTATTTCCAATAAATAGTTTAGCATCGTTCTCATTGTTAAATTTTTTAAATTTAGCACCCTTGAATCCTTTCACATTTTCTTGGCATTCATTCCAAGAATAATAAATACCGCATTGTTTTCCTTGAGCAACTGCGTAAAATGACATTTTGTTCTATGTTAATAAAAGATTAAAATAGAATAAATTTTATGAAATTGATAATAAAGAACTAATTAAAAAAGAATGAAATATAGAAAATACATAATCTTTTTCTAAAATATAAATTTGAACGAGTGATAAAAATAACAATATTATAAAAAACACAAATAATTCTTTTTGTTTATGTTTTAAAAAATGACTAATAAATGGATTCATATATATATTAGTCGTGAATTTTATTTATTTGCAGAAGATTCTTTGTTCTTTGACTTATCAATATCTAAAAATTCTTTATTTAATCCGAAATGTTGTCTTATTCTTCGAATACGTGAATCAATGTAACCGGATGTAAGTAATACAAATCCAGTAATCGGAGCAACATCAATTAATTCTGGTAATCGATCATGTCGAAAACCTAAAATAGCATGGAATGGTGATGGAGTATAACGAATAATATGACGAATAATATAAGATAAGGTAACTAAAATTGCAATCATAAATAAAAGCATAAAAAAATCTCTCCAAACGTTGGCATGCTCATCTAATCTTTCTCTTTCAGGAGTTAAAATTTTATCTAAACCTATATTCATAAAAATGGCTAAAGTAAATTGAAGAATAGAAATATAGGCAATATCTAACCCTTTTATAATTGATTGACCACTTAGCATATAACATATAAGAAGAATTATTTTGCTAAATGAGAAAATAGTTGGTCTTGAGTCAATACAACAGGTTCGCGTTTTTGTTGAAGTTCTTCACGTGTTAAATATAAATTTTTTAAATCACTGTTTTCATTTAAGATAGTAGAAGATTCTTTATAGTTTGCACCAGTTAATGGAGTACTATGTGTTTGACTTTGATACCCTCTTTCGTTAGGAGTAAAACGTTCGAAATAACCAGCATCATTAGCAGCTTCACGAAAATTGTCTTTGGCAATTTCTTGAGAATGTTCGGTCAAATATTTACGATATTCCCAATTGGATTTGACACCACTTTTATTTAAAAGAGATTCGTTTAATACTGCTTCTGGTTGATATGCAGCAACTAAAGAACGACTATCATCCATACGTGGCGGCATATTATGGTAAATATTATTGGTAGCATATCCTAAAGTAGATCGTGGTAAAATCTGGTTGTCTGAATATGCGGATTTAATTGGTTCTTTTTGTGGATAAGAAAACATTATATATTTCTTCTACATATTGTTTTCTGTATAAAAATTAAATTGCAGGTTGTTGTTCTTGAATAAGTGACAATATTTGTGCTTTCTTCATTTTAGATGCGTCTTTTACTAAACCCTTTTCTACAATATAAGCTTTTAAACTTCCTAAATTCATTTTAGAAAAATTAACTTGTTCCTTTTCTTCTTTTTCAGTGGGTTCAGTTAGTTCTATTTCTTCTGTTTCTTCTTTCTCAACATTTTGAATTTCCACATCTTCTACTTCAATAGAATCATTTTGACTATCTTCTTCCTCATCATCAGAAAGTTCTTCCACACTAATATCATCATCTTCGTCATCGTCATCGGAAACAATAATACGTTCGTCATCTTCGTCTTCGTCTTCGTCTTCGTCTTCGTCTCCATCTTCCATACTTTCTTCATCTGGTTCATCATTTTGTCCTACTTTTTCATGACTAAATATAATGTTATTATTGGCACTATTAAATGGATAAGGTGTAGAAGGTCTAGTCATCATTGTTAGTTGTCCAACATGTCCTTTTACATTGTTTAATTCTTGTGCTAAATTATTAATAATTTCAAACATAGTGTCTTGTTTGGATTCTGATGCTGTTAAACGTTGTTTAAAGTGATAAATTAACAGTAATATTAATACAAATGTTATTCCTAAACTAATTATGAATGATGTCTCCATAAAGTTAAAAACGCCCATTTTATATTATTGAAATATAAATAGTCGAAGAGTTAAACGAACATTATACAAAATATTATATGTAATTATTGTATAATGGACAATAATAAACCAACTGATTTTAGTGATAAAAATACAAATACATCTAAAGTAGAATTATTTCAAAACAATAATTCGAACATAATCATTATTATATTGGTCATTTTTTTAATTTTATCTCTTTTAGGAGTAAATTTTTTATTAATGTTGGGAGGATTTTTGGACAATGTTATAAATGGAATTAAATATTATGTTTTGCAATTCTTATCCATGATTGGATTTTATACAGGTGCTGTTATTAATACAAGTGCTGATATTGTTGGTGATACTGCAAAAGGTGGTATTGACATTGCCGAAGGAACTGTCCAATCGATTGGTAATTTGCTTCAAAATAGAGATAATATGAATGGACCTTCTTTGGAACAAAATCAGTGGAATTTGAGTGTATTTGGTTGGAATCCTACACCTAAAGAATCTGATTCTAGTGTCCAAAATCCAGAACAAATTGCACAAAGTGCTATGAATAGTGTAAGTCCTTACATTGATTCGAGTGTGGATAAAATGAATGCTTTAAATTCTAAAATTTTGAATTTTGCTGATGAAATCAATGAGAAAGGAACTGAATTACAGCAATTAGATGAAGAAATTAATCAACGAAAAAAAGTATTGAGTAATATGCCATCTGATAATTATTCTTCTTCTAGTGTAAATTGGTGTCCTGTTGGATATGAAAACAACCAGGGTCAATGCATAACTATTGGAAAAGATGATAAATGCATGTATGGAAAAGTATTTTCTACAAAAGAAGAATGTGAAGAAAACGTGCAACAACCTGCATTTTCGGGATACAATTATCAAGATAAATCAATCAATTGGGGGACACCACCTCCTCCACCACCTCCTGCGGCACTTGCACAAAAACCATTGCCTCCTTGTCCTCAAATTCCTGGTATGTGCATGAATCAAAGACCTATGTGTGGGCCACAAAAACAATTGCCAATGCAAATGCAAACTATACCTTCTAGAGGTCAAATACAAAATGGGGATTCACCGAATGCTTTACAGCAACAACAACAACAATTACCACCTTTACCTACTTTCCCTCAACAACCATCATTTCCAGAGCAACAACAACAGCAACAACAGCAAAATAGTCCCGATTCCTCTAATGGAAACCAAAGTCAATATGTAGATCCTATACCTGGTTCATCGTCCTCTAATAATTTTGCACCAGCAACACCTGCTGATGGATCTGGGATGATTATTAATGTAACACCTGCACCAGCAGTTGCGCCTATGCCTGGTCCTACCGTAAGTCCTGCACCTTCAGTTGCACCTATGCCTATTCCATCAATGACACCATCTGTGGCGCCTTCAGTAAGTCCAGCAGTGGTTCCTGTAACACCAAGTGGTCTAAATCAATGTGATGGTCATCATCATCACCCTCATAGTCATGATGGAAATTGTAATGTATCTCCTGGAGCAAATATGTTAGATTCTTCAAAAAGTGTTGATTTAACGGGATTAGAAACAGATATTAATAGTTTAAATTCCGTGGTAAAAAATTTAAAGACGATTCAGACAAATAATGATCCTAAAGAAGATAAATCAGTATTAACACCGGCTGAAGAACAATTAAAGCAATTATTACAAACTTAATTTTTTCCTACCTTCAATAACTAATTTTTCCCATGGACATTTATCAACCACTTTATAACGAGGAGGTCCTCCAATATTTAATATTGAGTTTTCAATTTGATAATAATATTTTGGATAATATACTTTTGTGATCCAATCATCGCAATACCAGTTTTGTATTTCTTCTGGAAAAAAGTATCCAAATAGTTCCATATGTTTTCTTGAGACAAAGGATTGTGTCTGAATAAAACGATCACCGCCTGGAGCACTATTTTCTCCTCCAACTTGAACACGTCCCATATCTAATGGACCTGTCAAACCCACATTGTTATGTTTTTTTAATATTTCTATTGAATTTGTAACCCATTTTTTGGATTGTAATAAAATATCGTCTCCACATTGATAAAAATAATCGCATTTATCATCATATGCCTTTTTAAATGCTCTATTCCACATTTTTGTCACCCAACCTTTAGGTATATTTTTTCCTGAAATAAATTGAACAGAAATATTTTTATATTTTGACAAAATATGATTGATTTCTTTATGTGTTTTTTGAGTTGAAAAAATAGGATCATTTTCATCTATGACCAAATAAATAATATAAGTATATTGATTACAATAAGTATTTACAAATGAACGAAGAAAAATATTATACAATGTTGTTTCATTAAATTGTTTCCAATTTCTTTTTGCAGAAGTAGTTGGTATCAGTACTCCAATTTTATACATTGTTTATAATATAAAGTAAATTTTTATATTATATTAATATGTAATAAAATCAATATAAAATTGTTGTATTATAGAAGTACAATGGAAAACATTGATAAAAATAGTGTTTTTTGGAACCACATGTCAGAAGAAGAAAAAAAATTGTTTCTGGAAATTAGTAATAATGCACAAAATATACAAGATAATGAAACAAATAATGTTGTAGAAGAAGACAAAACCAAAGAAATTATTGAAAAGGATATTAAGGCCAGTAATGAAATTATGGATGAAATTAATGAATTACAGGAAAACGATGATTTGGATGAATCTTTCCATTATGATTGGGAAGAAGAATTTTTCAAAAAATTTGAATGGTTAGACCAACCTACAATACATAACAATAATGAACTGATAAAAAATACAAAATATAAGTTGTTTTTAGATTGTTGTAAAATATTGGAAAATCAATTTTCGATAACAAATGAACCTGATTTAGTAGAAGATCATCATTTTAACAAATTGTACATGTATTTTATTTCTTTGGATGATGAACATTTATTTTTATATACAGATTTTAAAAAAAGTTATGATGAAGTAATGAATATATGTTTAGAAAAGTACGATTATGTACAATTACATAAACCGGAAAAAGTGACTTTTGTTATGGAAATCCATGATTTTTATGATGTTGATAAATATGTGAAAATGTTTATGCATATGTTTGGTATTGATAATACGCGAGGTGGTTCTTATACAGACATTGAACTATCAGAATCTTTTATTGAAACAATTAATCATGAAAAAGAGATAACAACAATAGATTATTATTTAACAGATAAAAATAATAAAGCATAAATATATAAAGTAATTTAATATGAAAATTAAATTATTTACAATGGTAAAAAATGAAGATGATATTGTTGAATATTGGATACAATATCACGGAGAAATGTTTGGTTACAATAATTTATATATTGTAGATAATGAAAGCACTGATGGAACATATGAAAAAATACAAAAATATAGTAAATATGGTGTTCATATTTCCAGAGAACATGATTATTCTAGAAAAGGAGAAATTATGACAGAATTGATGAATGATACTAGTTCTTATGATATAGCTTTTCCGTTGGATATTGATGAATTTGTTATTTATTATGATAAAGAAACGAATACAGTGTCTCCCGAAAAAACATTACCTTATTTAAAAACTTTGGTAGGTAGTGATAAATTCAAAGACAAT